ACTAGTTAATGTTGGTACTTGAAGTGTAAAATTTGACTTTAAAACTTTTTTTAATGCGCCTGCTGAAGTATCATATACTAATATAAAATCAGCGTCATTGGCTGTTTCAGCTAATTCTGTTTGCTCTGTAATGACATCTGCCGTCAACAATTCTTCATCAATGATACCGGTTGTCAATGAATTCTTTTTAATTTTACTAATTGCCATAGTTTATTCTCTCTCTATTACTTATATTTATACATCCTCATCTCTAGTTTTGTCATAATTTTTACTATCTGCAAAAAATGATATGGTGGTTGTAAAACCAAAATCATCATCTGCGTCAGCACTCTCTGGATTTGGTACAACCACTATTCTTTCTTCTCTAGTAGCTGCTGGTAAATCTGTATGCAAATCTGATTGAGTTTCTTTGATTACTTTTTGTGTTGAAGCAGGACCATACAAATAAGTCTTTGCTGTGAAATTTAATGTGTAGATAACCGCTCTTCTACTCTCAAAATCTCCACTATAACTATCTTCATAATTAATATTGTTTAAAATAATAGGCACATCTCTTTTTATGCCCATTTCAGGAATTACATTAATTGTAACAGTATAGTCTGGTTGAAAATAAGGTAAAATTTGTTCTACTATTTGTAGACCACCTTCAGCAGTTGCCGTAAAACAATATAGATTATATGATATGTTATATGGCACAGGCATATAATTAAAATTCATAACACCTGTATTTGAACTAACTTTTTTAAACTTTTGTACTTTAGTTAATTTTCTACTACCATCATATTCAATACCAGCAATTTCAAAACCCATTCTTGGTAATGTAACTGCAAATTGTCTATCATCTAAACTTGGTTGTTGGTCTAGTCTTACTAAAAACTTTTCTTTTGGTGCATATGCTAATGGCACTCTGATTGATTGTCTTGTGCTATCTGCACCTGTTCTCTTGATTGTAATATTATTAAAAACTTGACCGAAAGCTACGGTCATTTTTCTCATACCCTCGTTATAAAAATGTCCAAACATTAAAAGTCTACCTCACCAAATGGATTTCTTTCTGTAAAGTCTAGTATATCATCTGAAGTATCTTCAGTATTAAATCCTGCTTGTGCGTCTAAATCTAAATTGTCAGCATAAGTTGATTGTGTTTGTATGTTATATTCTTCATTGATAAAGTAATTTACTGTACCATCTACACTATCGTTTTCTAATTGTAAAGCACCTGTGCCATCTTCTAACATAAATTGATGTGCTAATACATCTAAACTAAATTGGTCTTCAGCACTATCAATATCTGTAACGCCAGTATCTAATTTCTCTGAACTATATTCCCATGTTCTAGCTCTTAACTTGTAAACAGGTAAATTGCCTAATTGAAAGAATGGCTCTTGGTCTTCTACAAAACTTATTTCAAAAAACTTATTTAATAATGGGTAGTAAATAATATCACCCTCATTAGGTCTACCCTCTTTTATCATTGTATGGTAACTATCTACAGCGTCATTCCATCTACGCTTAGATAACATAAATGTGGTTTCTTCTCTAATCTCTAAACCAAATTTATTAATTAATTCCTGTTCACCAGCTAAACCCTCTGTTGTTTCTACATACATTTCTATTAGATAAGAGTCATCAAATTTTGATAGACTATCTTCGCCTAATATTAAGTCTTGATTAACTAGTGTTCTTGGTAAGTAGTAAACATCATGGCCGTAAATTTTTAAGCCTTCAATGATTAAATCTTCATAGAGTCTTTTTTCGTTGGTGTTGCCAATGCCGTTTCCGCCTTGAAAGTGGTGATTAATGGCCATGACATTATCCTATCATAATTGCTGGATTTAACTCGTATGTACTTCGTATCTCTTGTTCTAACTTTTCAATATCTTGCAACGCTTCTGTATAGATTTGTTGACCGTTTAGTGTAACGCCACCAACCATAGCAACGCCAGCAAATTTAGATAAGTTAGCACCCCATTGTTTTTTAAATAATGCTGTAACATATCTTTTTAAATATATGTCATTATAAACATCTGTAAAAGTTTCGGGGTCTAGTTTTCTATAACACTCGATTACGATATATTCATCTGTAGCTAAATCATTAGTCCAGTCCATATCAATGTATAGTCTGTTATCGTGTTGATTAAATCTTAATGGTTTTTCACCTACTAATATATGGTCTAAAAAATCTAAATGTCTTAATACAACATCATAGTTTATAATACTTGTAGATGAAAAGTCATAAAGGTCATTTAATCTTAATTGGTATCTTACATCAAATAAGTTTAGATTACCTTTATTTGAAAAAGGAAAAATATTAATGATTGAAACAACTGATTGAGGAACAATAAGATAATTTTTGTCTTCATTCCAGGCAGTAGTTACATCACCGTCTGTAGCACTTTCTGATATTGCATTGGCAGTTTTTAATCTTGTTTTATCAGCACTTGTAAGTTTATATTTTAGATATGTTCTTCTAATACCATCATAGTGATATTGAGCGTAATACTGTAATGCTTCATCAATTCTGTCTTCTAGTTGTTCATCACTAGCATTGATTTCAATTACAGGCTTACCTAAATTTCTTAAAGCGTACTGTTTTAATGTTTCTCTTGTATTTGGATTTGCCATATAATTATTTATCCTTAACCTAAAGCTACTGCTTGTGCGATAGCAAATGGTTTCGTTGAAACCTCTACACTATTAATTGTTAGTGAACCTGTTATATTTAATGCTGAGCCTTCTATATAACTTTTTATATTACTTGCTGTTACAAATTTTTCTGTACCTGCGTCTGATATTGCAAACTTATCACTATCAGCAATTGTGATACTTGAACCATCTGTCATACCGTCAATGTTTATATCAACAGCACTACCATATTCCAAAGCATTTCCGGCAGCATTTACTTTTAATACCTGACCTGCTGAACCTAAAGCACCTAAACCTGTACCACCGTCAGCTACAGCAATTGTATCTGAAGTTTGAAATTCTGCAAGACCTGTTACATTACTACCTGTAAAGGTTGCTTTTACTGGAGTTTTATCTGCCATCTTATGCTACCACCAATGTTGTTACATCTGAACCATCTGCTTTAGTAAATGGTATATGTAGGTTACTTAAAACTTCACTTATTTTACCTGAAGTTTGTAAATCTATATCTGAACTATTACCATCTGCTTTTAAAAATGGTATCTGAGCTGCACTTGCCGTTCCAATATCAACTGTATCTGTTCCTGAATTACCTGTAATACTAACTAAACCTGATTGAGATAAAGTTAATGTATCAGTTGCACTATCAGCTGCTACAACTGTTGAACCATCTGGCATTGCAATATTTTTAAATATATCACCACCGCCACCTGGTATCGTAATTGTTTTTGTTGCGCCTGTGCCTGAAGCAGTTACACCAGAACCAACAAAATTTAATGTTGAAGCTGCTGTTGATAAAGAAGAACCTTCTTCTTGTACAGTAAGTTGAGCTGCACCTGCGATTGTTAAAGTGTCGCCACTTAAACTTGTTGTAACACCACCACTACCTGTTATCTTTAACGATTCACCTTGGTCAATTGTTGTAGTGGTTGATGAATCATCAACAATAGTTAATAATGCACCTGCACTTTCAGCTAATTCTTTAATTGTTAGGTTATCACCATTTGCTGGTGCTGTGCCTAAGGTTAAAGTTGTTCCTGAATATGAAAAATCGGTAGTCGGTCTTTGAAAAACACCATTTAAGAAAACCAAAAATTGATTAACAGTTTTATCAGCTGATACAGCAAAACCTGATGTTGAACCGTCACCTGTATATGCTCTTACAACTGGATTAACATTAAAAGTATTTTGACCTTCAACTAATTCTTTAATAAAAACATTTTCACCATTTACTGGCGCTGTGCCAAAAGTTAAAGTTGTGGAAGATACAGTATAGTCGGTAGTTGGCCTTTGATAAACACCATTTAAAAATACTAAAACATTTTCAACATCAGCACCACTTGTTACAGTAAAACCGGTTGTTGAACCGTCACCTGTATATGACCTAACATCACCACTTAAAGGTGAAGATGAGTCACCACTTGATGAAGAACCACCGATTGCTTTGATTGTGCCTGAATCATTGATATAAAGTATTTTGGCGCTAGTATCAATTCCAACCTCACCATTAGCTAATTCACTAGTGGTTGGTGTACTTGTTCCTCGCTTTAATTTAATAACTGTCGTCATTAATAATATTCCTATTCAGATGACGACTAATTAAAATGTTCCGCCGTCAATCGTAGTTACTGTTACCGCACCTGAGCTAACTGTAAAGTTGTTCGAACTAAATGAAGCGACACCTTTATTTGAAGCAGTAGCATCCTCTCCTGCGATAGTTAATGTTTGTCCTGAAATTGTTGCGTCAACACCCTCTCCACCAGCAACTGCAATAGTTTCACCTAATGCTATATTAGATACAGTTGAACTGTCGTCTGAGAAACTAATTTGAGCGCCTGATAGTTTTGATATTGCGATACTACCTGCTAACATTGCATTTGTAATACCAGAAGCTTTAACTCTTAAAGCGTCTGAGTTTACTTCAATAGATGAATCATCTACTGCAACATTTAAAGTATTTCCTGATTTTGTTAATGCGTCACCAGCACTTATTTGACCTGCACCTGAGAATTGTACAAATGTAATATTTGTAGAACCAAATGTTGGTGTGCCATTGTGAGTTGCAACATAACCGTTATCAGCGTTTGCTGTTCCTTCTTCAACGAAGAAGAAAGTACCGCCTGTTAATTCAGAGGCTGTGTCTGCGTCTGGTGTTCTTGTAAGTACAAATACTGCACTTGCACCACCAGTTGCTGTTACTTTATAGATACCGTTTTGTACTGCACTAGCTTGGTCTTTAACAAGTAATCTATCATCAACTGACATAGTAACACCATCAACTGTCAATGCACCGTTAGCGTCAGCAGTTAAAGTACCTGCACCGTTATTGTATGTTACGGCTGCAAGAGCAGCTGCTGTAGCAACTTTTACTGAATCTTTAACATCTAAACCGTTTGCAACACTATCCACATATGCTTTTGTAGCAGCGTCTTGATTAGCTGTTGGGTCTGTTACATTTACAATTTTACTTGTATTAACATCAATATCACCTGAACCGTTAGGGTCTAAAACAATATCACCATTTGAATCTGTTGATGAGATAGTGTTTCCGTTTACTCTAATATTATCTACATCTAATTGAGTTACACCTGCAATTGCTGTGTTTGAAGCACCAAGAGCAACAGCAGTTGTACCAAAAGTAACTGAACTGTTTGCCAACATTGCGTTAGAAACTGTACCTGTATCACCTTGACCAACTAAAGTGCCAGCTGCGTTTGGTAATGTGTAAGTTTGATTACCAGAAAAATTAGAGTGTGCTGGTGCTTGTAAAGCTGCATAGTGAGCGTTTGAACTTTCACAATATAATCTTATTTGTGATTGAGC